CCGCCGGCAGGCGTCTCCACAGCGAATTCGCCCAGCTTGTTTTCAAAGTTATAGCGGCGGACATATTCCTCCCACTCGGTCTGCCACTGCTTGTCCGCAACCGCATCCCGGTTCTTCTGGTAATCGAAGGCACGCTCGTTGTCGTAGATCCCCTGGAGCCTGTCCAGTTCCGCATAATATTGGTTCACAGCATCCATGTACCGGTCGTAGTCCATGCTTTCCTGGCTGGCAAGCAGGCCGTACCGATCCAGCAGGGCATCTCCCTCCATCCGGTACTTGTCCATGGCCATGCCGTAAAGCTCCGGCACTTTGTCCGTCAGCCCCTGCATATAGCCCTGGTAGGCCTGCTGGCCTGCCATCTGGGCATAGCTGTTGCCGTAGCCGCCGGTCATAGCCTGAGCCTGTCCCATGGTATCCATCATGGCCTGTCTGCCCAGATTCACATACTGGTCCTTGTACTGGTTCCAAAGGGCATCCGCATTGATGTCGTAGGAAAAGTCCTTCCGGTTCTGGATCTGTCCCATCAGGTCATTCATCTGCTTTTCCCAGCCGGAGCTGTAGCTCTGGGGCTTTGCCGCCTGCTGAGCCTGAAGATTCTTCCAGGCCTGTTCCTGCGGATTCGCCTCCTGCCCGATGTACCGGCTCAGGTCAGTACCGTTGCTGCCGGTACCGCTGTCCTTCAGGGTCTTTAATTTCTTGGTATCTGCCATATCACTGCTTCCTCTCCTTTTCCAGCTCCTTCAGAGCATAATTCAGCTGATCCACCAGGGTTCGCAGGTAGCTTTCCAGCTGCCGGATCTTCTCCGCCTCGGTTCTTCCGGTGATTCGGGGGTATCGGATCTCCATCATGACCGGTCACTTCCTTTCTCAATGGTCTTGGCCCAGGAATAGATCTTCGCCATGCCGGTTCCCACAAACCGCAGCTTCATGTGGTCGCACCGGCGGGGCCGGATGGGGACGGAGAAGCTGCGCAGATTGGTGGAACGGATGTTGCAAAGATGCAGCCATTCCCCGCTCAAATCGTACTGCACATACACATCGATCTGACTGTCCCGCTCCAGGGAAAGCCGGATCTGCATCCGGGAAACGTATTTCATATCCGGATCCGAAAGCCCCAACTCCCCGGTCTCCGCCATCCAGCTTACCTGGTCTTCGTAAGCCTCGCCGGAGCCCAGCATGGCAAGGATGTTCTGCCGCTCTGCATCGATGGCATAAAGCTCTCCCATATGGGTGCAGAATGCCTTGGCGTGGAAGTCATCCTCCTTATGCCACATACCCTTGGCCCCGTCGCAGACGAACAGATGCCACTTGCCTTCCTTATCCTGCATGGACACATAATACTTGTTCCCGCAGGCACCGCCCACCGCGTTGCTGTAGCTTTCGCTTCCCAGGGCATAGGAAGCATCCCTGGGCAGGGATCCGTCGTAGGTGCAGATTCCGGACCGGGACTTGTAATATAAAGTCTCATTCACGATGGCAAGGCTTTTGTGGCATCCGGGCTGCACGCCCCGGCAGGCGGTGTCCTGGATCTGGAAGTTGGCAGGATAGCTGCCATAGACCTTGTGGACGCAGTTTTCTTTCCAGAACAGCGGATAACCCAGGTGGGTCACCGCTCCGGTGAAGGGGCCGTCCGTGCCGCAGGAGGCGGTATAGCTGTCTGTACTCAGGCCCATGTAGCAGCTCCAGTTTTTGAAATCTCCCAGCTTGCTGGCATAGATCTCATTGACCTGCTCTCCGTTCAGAGCCTTGCCGTACCGGCAGCCCCACAGCCGGTTGCCGGATTCGGTAACAAAATCCATGATGGGCATCCGCCGTTCCACCCGGATGATGCCCTCCTCCACCGTTTGTGTCACCACCTTATCCAGGATACCGGTGACGATGATGTAGTCATCGCCCCTGTCCCGGATCACCAGGCTGGCATTCAGGTCCTGCAGGCTCGCGTCCAGAATGCCGCTGAGCGTAACACCGTCATCCCTGGAAAAGGACTTTCCGATCTCCAGAGCGGAGATCTTTATGTAGGTGGTGGCGATGCTCACCCACATCCCGCTGCTTTGGCTCCACTGCTTCAAACTGTGGGGTTCAGCGGAGGTATCTATCCAGTAATCAAGGTTCTCCGGATCTTCTGGTGCCGCGGGGGAAGCCTTGGCTTCATAGCTTTCTCCCGATGCGGTGCAGAGGGAAAAGGTTACATCCGAATATGCCGCCCACAGGGCTTCTATGCTGCCATTCTCCTGGGGCTCCATGGTGTTGATGTACTTTTTGTCCGGCAGGATGATCACATAAGCGCCCATGGACACAAGCTGCTTGGGACAGTCAACTGCTTCCGTGGAAAGGCCCATTTCGATCCGGTCCTGCCCGATGATAAAATCTGCTCCATCCACATAGCACACCTGTTCCTTGGCGATCAGCCCCTGGGGGCTGGCAGGACTGGCCCAGATCCCCCGCTTTCCTCTGGGAGCAAGTACCGGGTAGTGGTCTGAGGTCATATTCTTCATGTCGAAAAACTCGTTTCCGTTGATCCGCAGATTGTGATTGTACCCACGGAAAGCCTCTGTTACCTCCCGCCCTACGTTGGAGATTGGAATAGTTGGGTATCGCATATTGGTTCCTCCTTTTTAGAAGCGAAAACGGTTTCCTGTGGATAACGGACGATGCGTGCGCTTATAGTAAGCTGCATAATTATCCATCAGATTATTGACCAGAATCATGGCCACATTGTAACGCTCACTCTCCCCGTTATAATAATGGATTTGAGCCTCCAGCCAGTGCAGATACATCTGGTCATAAGGTGGTGGAATCAGGAGCGTGGTTTCAATGTCGGTTTCCTGGTTGTAGCCACAGAAATTGCAATATCTGTTTCCTTCGTGCAGATCTATAACATTTCTCTTTACGTCCCAGTCAAGTTGCGAAAGCCATGCGATTTTTTCCGCATTGGAATAAGTGTTATACTGTAGTTCATCGGTACGCTCAATGACTTCCCGAATGGTCATACTGGTTACCTCCTATCAAAAAACGGGAGCCACAGCCCCCGTCCTTGTCTTACTGCTTTGCAGCTTCCTTCAGCGCATTCACACGCTCATCGAATCTGTCCTGGGCTTTCCAGGAACGCTGGATCTCCTTTGCCACAAACTCAGGGACTTCAGAGGTCTGCCCCTTGGGAAGCAGGTAGTTGACACCGTTCACACTGACCAGCAGATTCTTTTCATCGTTGCCCTCTGCTCTGGGAATATGGATAGACACACGCTTGACTTCCTTTTTGACAGGAGCGGTGCTGTCCTCATGGACTTCCGGGGTCTGATCCGGGGTCTGGTCGGTAACCTTATCCTGGTTTTCCTCGGGAGCCGTGGTATTCTTATTGGTTGCCATAGTTATTTCCTCCTCGAAAAGAAATTAGGGGGCAGGGCTTTCGCCTTGCCCCCAGGGAATATAGGGTTGCTGCCTTAGTTGGATTCGTCAATGCCGGAGTAGCTGGAACAGGACATGACACGCAGCACACGCTCCACATACAGAATCGTTGCACCGTTGGTCTCGAACTTGTAGCCGATGGTGCTGAACTGATTCAGGGGGCCGCCGATCTGGGACTTGTCCTTGACGATCATCTCCAGAGCACCACCATCAGGATCGATGATGCCGAAGGCATCCTTACCAAAGAAGTAGGTAGCGTAGGTCACAGTACCGGCCTTATTGGCATAGTCGCCGTCCAGGATCGGGGCGAACACATTCTCAATAAAGCGGCAGTTGTGCAGCTCACCAATCTCGCCGTTGTAGATTTCCTCAGGCTGAGCATACTTATGGACCTCGATCCAGTCCTTATGATTGCGGAGGTCTTCTGCAACGGAAGGGTGGATCACAGCATAATACTTACCGTTGATGGTGGGAACTCTGTCCTTCTTCATCTTGGTTACAGCCTTAGCTACCATCCGGGGAGTGAATGCAGACATGATGGTTGCAGATGCTTCCATCTCGGCAGGGTCGGTGGGAGTTGCGCCGGTGACTTCACCAGTAGAAACGGTGATGTTGTCGCAGTACAGAACGTTGGTGTTGGTCAGCAGTGCATCCCGGATAAGGGTTTCCTGGGTTTCGGCGGCAGATGCGCCCATCTCCTCAGTAGCACCCAGGATCACATCATCGTATGCGTGCAGTTCCAGCTGATCGGAAACAGTAGCGTAAGTACCGTACTGATCGATGGTGCCGGTCTTGCTGGACATACCGAACTTCTGACCTGTGGGAATGACACCTTCCTGAAGCTTGGAAGCCTTTTCAAAGGTGTTCCACTTACGCCATTCGATAGTCTTACCCCGGCCAGCAGGCAAAGGCTGGGTCTTTGCGAACTGCGCATAGAACATCTCCACACGGGCATTTTCCAGCAGCTCGGTATCGTAGAAAGTTTTCAGTTCACCGGCCAAAGAGTTGCCGGCATCGAAAGCGGTCACAGCACCGGTGCTTGCGTTAACATAGCCGCCAGTGGCATTGACCAGAGTGCCTGCATCAGCGAAAAGCTGCAGCATGGCAAAAATCTCATATTTCAGTTTCTTCATTGTGTTCTCCTTTCCTTATTTCAGGGGAGAACATCCGGCATTATCTGCCAGGATAGATTTTCTCCCCTCTCGCCGCTGCTCTGCGAATCTCTGCTTTCAGAGCATTGCGCTGGGCAGGGCTGGCCTTGCGGTAATCGAATGTGGAAACGGAGGGAGCCTGAGATGCACTGCCTGTTTCGTCAGGTCTGCGGCTGCCGGACTGGATTGCGTTGGAGATCTGCTGGGCCGTCCTCTGCGCTGCCACCTGCATGGACGCGGCCTGGATCTCCTTCCGATGTACTGCATGGTAAGCATCCTCTACACTAAGGCCCACGCCGGGACTTACCAATCTGGCAAATACAGGATTCTGCAATTCTGTCCGAAGATCAAAGCCAGGGAAAGTTTCCTTCAGCACCTGTCCCTGCATCTTCAGTTTCTGCATGTGGTTGATCATTTTCTGCTGATCCAGAGTACGCTGCTGCTGATCCAGCTTCATGACCGTTTCCTTGGAAACGCCCATTTCCAGTGCCTTATCCTCATATTCACCGGTAATAGACTTAGCCAGGGCCGCATAATCGATATTCTCAGGATCAAGTCCCTGTTCCTGAGCCAAAGCTTTCAGTGCAGGTGCAAGGGTTTCCAGGATCGCACGATTGGTATCGCCGTCCTTAACCCTCTGCTTTACAATTTCCTGAATCTGTGCATTGTACTCAGGATCCTTCTTGATTTCCTCCCAACTCATGCGGGTGGAAGGTTCCTGCTCCGTCTGGGCATTGGTAGTTTGGGCAGCGGCGACCTGCTCAGGTTGCTTCTGTACCTGCTGTTCGGTTCTATAGGCACCGTCAGGCAGAGGGGAAGCCTTTTTCGCCCGTGGCTTTCTGATTCTGTTCTCGGGTACGCCCAATTCCCTCAAACGCTGCTGCCCGGCGTCGGCAGCGGTCTCGCCCGTTGCGGAACCACTTGCAGCACCGTCACCACCGGCGCTACCGGTGCCAGCGGAACCGCCGCCTGCACCCTCACCAGCGAACAGCTGCAAAAAATTCCAATTTTCGTGGTTAAACATGAATG